CTACTTTTAAATCCTTAACCGGCTCCAAATATTGTTCATATAATTTTTCTGCTTTATCCGGATTCCAATACCCCTGCAAATAGTAAGAACGATCGCCCTCATCGTACGTTACATACAACTCTTTTTTACCGAGGTCATTCTCTTTAGAAGAAACACGATACAACATTGTTCCTTTAGAGACGTCCGGATGTTTTACTCCAGCGCCGATATGATTCACATTAGCCGATTTTTGCGAATGCTCTTTATTTGATGGCGTATATAACTTAGCGCCTAAACCATACCGTTTTCGGCCTTCGTCCGTGTATGTGCCATCAGGATTTTGATATCGCCTAACACCCCATTTCATACCCTTAACGCCGTGATGGCATAAGTATGACGTTGGCATTAAAATTCCTCCCGATTAATCTTAAATGCTACATATGCGTCCATCATCGCCGCAACAGCATCAATCTTTTGCTCATAACGCTTTTTCATAAGCTTGCGGTTGCCGTTGGTGTCTTCAAGCGTAATACAATTTCCCATGGCAAACATCATAAGCTCTTGGTCAAATATCAACGCTCTATCTTCGGACAACATCTTAAGCTCACCGAGAGGAACCGATTCTGTCTTAGCACCTTGTATCACTTTTTCGACACCGTAAGCACTATTTTCAGTAGTCCATCGATTGATAAATTCTTTTGCATTATACGGATCGTAGCCTATACACCTTACGTCATAGTCTGAATCCGATATGAATTTATCCAAATCGTCATAAACTTCCATCATGTCGAGAACAGTTCCGTCTAATACTTGCAAAGATCCCTCAGCCAAGAACTGATCGTATTTAATACGCATGGCGCTGGGTAACTTCATCAATGTTCTAGAAGTAATATAGCATCGAGTTTTAACGCCAAATGCTCCACCACGAAGAGGAAACAAAAAAGTAAATGCACAAAAATCGTCACCTTGGGAAAGATCAGCGCCAAGAGCACAAGGCATAGACCAAAAATCCTGATGACGATGCGGGAGTGTTTCTTCGTAAGTAAAGAAATAGGTATAACCCTCCATCGGTATACCAAATCGCTTAGCTAAAATATCGTTTCTAGTGGCTGGAGCTTTTTCTGCTCTTTCCACATCAAGCTGATATGTCTCATAGCTAACCGTTTTGCCAATATTTGGCTGCGCCTTAACCCATAGCTCGGGATGCTCAACTTCGGAAATATCGTCTAGCTTATAGTACCAGATTGAGACGTGCGGATTGATGTACTCGCCCTTAAGTATGTCCATGAGCTCCATCTTAATAGTGTCGCCACTGCCATTTCGCACAGTTCCTTCCGAAGAAGTAGCTATAATCAAATAGTCGTCGAGCTTGGATGCTCCTTGCTCAATTGCACCAATTACATCTTCTCGCACATCACCGGAAAGCCACTCATCAACTGTTGAAATGCGAGGCCTTGCACCTTGAAGCTTGTCGATCGACATAGGACGAACCTCAACGATGGAATTAGTCAAAAAATTCTCGATACCCTTTTTAGTAGAGGCGAGTTTAACACGATTAGCCTTAGAGCCAGTTGTATTTTGGATGGATCCCTCTGTGAGAAACTTAAACCATGGGCCCCTTGCTCTAGCGATTGCCGTTCTGATAGGCGACATTACCTCATCCGCCTGCTTCATAGTAGGCGCTGTGGCTATCTGTGTCGTAGTTGTGGTGTCGACATTGAGAAAATACGCATGAATACATGCGGCGTACATAGACTTCGCAGCACCTCGACTTACTATCAGGTACTGTTTGTTAATGAGCCTTTTCTTTATTTGTCTACGTTCATAATGTCCACCATGGTAATCGTCGTCGGGAACGTAAACGCTTCGCTCGACATAATAGTACCAACCAAATATCTGCTCAGCCCACAATTTAAATGTATCTAGCAAAACCAAATCTCCGCCATCTGTAAGCGTAAGTTCGGCCTCGCAATAAGCAATGAATCCCTCAACCGGAGCAGGATCATAGTAGATGCCAGGATTAGCGATTAACGAATCTATACGATTCATTTCCATTGAAATTTCACGGCAAACGGGAATTTCCCCACGCAACACCGCATTTTTAAATCGCCCGTAATAAATGGGCGTCGCTGTATTGGACATTGCCATTTTGAAACTCCGGTTTCATTAGTGCGAAGTATTTCCAGTATGATGAGACTGTGTGCTATTTCTACTTGGCGGATTACGACCGTTCTTTTTCTTCTTTGGAGGTTGCATAGACTCAGCTTCCTCAGCAGTAGGCAAATACTGCATTGGGTTATTTGCCATAAATTGCTGAGCCCAGGCCTGCCCAGGATTGGACGCGGCTTTCTTCGCAAGATCCTGAAGGTGCTTTTCTCGGTTTTCAGTTCTTCTATTCTCAGACTCAGTCTTTGCTTTGAGCGTTTCTGGCGTAGTTTTAGTCAACAAATAGTCTAAGCCTTTTGCGGCTTCAACGTATGTTTTCGGATCTTTCAGCACTTTTTCGCCAACATCTTTCAGCAAACTTACGACATACTTTCGATTTGGATGCGCTCTATCGTATGCCTCTTTATACTCGCTCTCTAACTGAAGTCTTTTTGTCATAGATCTGAGTTCTTCATCAGACATCGCACGAGGGCTTTTGCCAATTGTTATCCTCCGTGCATATTCCTGATTTCTAGCTTTTCTTTGCTGAACTGCTACCTTGGCACGAACCACTTGACGTTCGCGCATTCTGCCGCCAATGGTAGCTTTAATGTTTTGAATGAGTCGGTTTTCGGTTTTAATTACTGTCGGAGCCTTCGGCGGATTGCGAGGATGCCCTAATTGCTCAGGGGTTCTTCTAACACCCCATTTTTGCCCTAGTATTCCGTGGTGACATAATACAGCACCGTCTTGTTTTCGCGATGATTTACTTGCACGAATAACCATTTTATCCCTCCCTCACAGCATCTAACGCTTCGTCATGAAACACAGTTAAACGCCATTCGGTCTCTTGCGCTTGCTCTTTGAATGACGAAACAACAAACGAATTCTGCGGAGGATCAAACAGCAGCCGCAATCGCAAATACATATAACTTTGAACGTCCGGGTATTCTAGCTCTCCGAAAAAATCCGCCCACTTTTCATTCTCGCCAGAAATTTTATAAAACTCGTCTTGCGGACCGATACCAAGCTGTTTAAGTCTAGCAAATATCGAGTTTATAAACATAATTAGCTCTGAATCAAAAGCATCGTAATCTAGCGGGATTCCAAGAGCGCGTTTCATAGTATTTAAAACGCTATCTTCCATTTCGTTATCCAGTCTTCCAGGGGCATGTATCACCAGGTTTTCTTTCGGTAATAGTTGCAGCCAAATATGATGTGTCGCCATAGTGCAATGCATTATGGGTTTGAAGTGATACTGTAATCAAATACTCTGGATCAAACACTATTCGCGAATTGTCAGTTAAATCTTTAATAGACACAGGATTCATATGATGAATATAGATTGGCCCATAAATCTCATGCCCAACAACGCCTAAATCAAGTCCAAGATCACGAACGATTACCTCATTTCGAACACGTTTCCATTCATTGGATTTGTAAAAGCGCTGATTCAAATATCGGTCGTTACCAAAAGTTAACTCTGATGTAGATCCGTAAAGAGCCAGATACTTAAAGCGATCTTCAAAGGACTCTATCGTAGACAACTCGGAATATGATCTAATCATCTTCGTTTCCGCTATATCGACTGAGTGCATTAATCGCTTCTTGATACAATTCCTCAATATGCTTCTGAGATTGCAGCGCCTCAGTTTTAGCACGAAGCATCTGCGTTTCTCGTTCAAGCTTTTCTTTCTCGAGGCGATTGTTTGTAGTACCAAGGCGAAGGTAGTGCGTTATGACCTGTGCCGATGCGGTGCCATCTCGAAGCTGTTGCTCCGCTAAGTCCACCGCTAAGCTGATCATCTCCGCTTCTTTAGCCTCTAATGAGGTTGCTGGAGGTCGCTTTCGCACTGGTACATCCGCAGTTTTCTTCGGTCTTGCCATACTATCACCACCTTGAACTATACTTGTATAGGGCTTATGAGAGGTATTGCATATGTTTTAGGGGAGACAGTCTGGCGAAAGGAGTCCTGCTGGAAGGAACGCTAAACGACCGAAGGGGGAAGGTCATATGCAATACCTCTCATAAGCCCTATAAAAAGTTATCACAAAAATATCCCCCGGAGAATTTTTTAGG